AGCTAGACAAAGACAAAAACTTGCTGGTACAGCTGCTGGAGCTAAACAAGGAAGTAGAAGAGAAGCATTAGCAAGAGCTAGAGCTAGACAAAGAGCTAAAGTATTAAGAGGTGTACCTAAAGTTGGTGATCCAAGAACAAGAGGACAAATGAGTAATTTTTTAAAAGAACTAAGACAGATGAGTCCTACTATGAAAAGAGCACATAAAGCAGCACAAAAAAAAGCTAGACAACAAACAGCTAAACGTGGAGGAAGAAGCCCGATGAGTGTTGCATTAGGAAACTTAAGAAAAAAGAAAACATAATGGCATGTGCTTGTGGAAATGAAGACTGCAAATGCAGTTCAACAGATTTAATACCTGATAAAATGGGTTATCAAATAAATAAAAGAAGAATGGCATGGGTATTGATTTATCTTATGGCTATAACAACAGTACTAACTCTAGCTTTTCCAGACAGACTTGCAGAAGCAGAGAGTATCCTTATGACACAATATATAAGTATGTGTGGCTTAGTAGGAGCTTACTTTGGTTTTAGTGCATTAAGTGGTAAGAAATGAAAGAAAAAGATGAAATAGCTGTAGGAAAAGCTATATATTCATGGGCAGCAGGAAAATCAAGACCTAGTGATGTTCATAAAAAACTTAGAGGTTTAGGATATAAAACAGATTTAAGAGGAATTATTAGTGGTGAAGCACCTGTGTGGAAAATAGACGGTGGAAAAATAAATTATATTTCTTTTAGTAAAGGTGGAGTTGTAAAAAGAAAATGATTGAAGCAAATGGATGGGATAATCACGAAGATACATTTGAAGAAGCATTAAGAAGAGAGTTATTAACTGCAAGAGGTACAATTTTTTTATTACAGGAAGATATTAAAAAATTAACTGAAGCATATTATACTGTATTAAAAGAAAATGAAAAACTAAAAAGGAAACACTAATGGAATTTTTTGTAGATAGACTAAGAGAGGAATTAAAGATAGATGAAGGATGTAAATATGAAGTATACCTTGACCACCTTGGACTACCTACATTTGGTATCGGACATCTTATTACTGAAAAAGACCCTGAACACCAAATGGGTATCGGCACACCGATTGATGAAATACGAGTCAACGAAGCGTTTGAACAAGACATTCAAGTAACTACAGACGAGTGTAAGATACTATTTGTAGATTGGAGTAATCTTCCTGAAGAAGTAAAACTAATAACAGCTAACATGATGTTTAATATGGGTAGACCGAGATTATCTAAATTTAAAAAGATGATACAGGCTATTAGAGTTGCAGATTGGGTAGAAGCAGCAGAGCAAATGAGACAAAGTAGATGGCACAAACAAGTAACAAACAGAGCAGACAGATTAATCAGCCGAATGAAAGCGATCAACTTGAGTTAAAAAAACAAGAACAAAGAAAAGAACATATTAGAAATTTAATAAAGTTATTTAATACTATTAAAGAAAGAAAGTTTACAAAACATGGCTAGAAAATTAACTGAGAGACAGCAGAAGTTTATTGATGCATTGTTTGCAGAAGCAAATGGCAATATTAAAGATGCTAAAATTATTGCAGGGTATTCACCTAATACTAATAATAATGAAATTATTACATCATTAAAGGATGAGATACTAGATGCTACACAAACTTATATGGCAGGAAACGCTCCTAAGGCTGCTGTGGCTATGGTAACAGGTATAGATGACCCTACACAGCTAGGCATACGTGATAAGATGTCTGCAGCTAAAGAATTACTAGATAGGACAGGTTTAATAAAGACAGAGAAAGTACAAGTAGAAGCATCAGGTGGTGTTATGCTTATGCCTATAAAAAAACCTGCAGAGGATGATGACTAGAAGTTTAGGTAAGTGGGAATTACCACAACCAACAGATATTAAGGAAGAGAATGAATGGATTTCTATTCCACGAATAGCTAGAACAATTCCTTTTGGTTATGTTAAAGATGAAAATGATCCATACATATTAAATCCTGTAGAAAAAGAATTAGATAAATTAGAAATTGCAAGAATTTATATAAAACAGTATTCTTACAGGGAAGTCGCTAATTGGCTTACAACACAAACAGGCAGGTATATATCACACGTAGGATTAAGAAAAAGATTACAGCATGAGCAGAAACGTAAGAACACAGTTAGAAGCCTACGCAAGTGGGCAGAGTATGCAGAAAAGGCGATCTCCAAAGCGAAAGAAATCGAAGAAACTAGAACAGGAGCAAAAGCCTACGCTAACGGATAACATAGTAGAAGAAGTAGAACCTGCTGTTACCGAAGAAAGAAATGTAGTATTTGCACCTAATAAAGGACCTCAAACAGAGTTTCTTGCTGCTAGTGAAAGAGAAGTTTTATATGGAGGTTCAGCAGGTGGTGGCAAATCATTTGCTATGTTAGCAGACCCACTACGTTATATGGGTCATTCACAATTTAGTGGATTATTATTAAGACATACTACAGAAGAACTTAGAGAACTAATATTTAAATCTCAAGAATTATATCCAAAAGTATGGAAGGGTATAAAGTGGTATGAAAGAAAGATGCAATGGGTAGCACCGTCAGGTGCAAGACTTTGGATGTCTTACCTTGATAGAGATGAAGATGTAATGCGTTATCAAGGTTTAGCATTTAGTTGGATAGGCTTTGATGAATTAACACAATGGGGAAGTCCTTTTGCTTGGAACTATATGCGTTCTAGATTACGTTCTACAGCAGCTGACTTACCTATATTTATGAGAGCTACAACTAACCCGGGTGGTATAGGGCATCATTGGGTTAAGAAAATGTTTATAGATAGAGCACCTTATGGAAACTCATTTGATGCAACAGATATTGAAACAAACGAAGTCCTTAAATACCCAGCAGGACATTCTAAAGCAGGAAAATCTTTATTCAAACGGAGATTTATTCCTGCAAGATTATCTGACAATCCATACCTCTCAGAAAGTGGTGACTATGAAGCAATGCTACTTTCCCTTCCTGAACAACAAAGAAGACAACTCTTGGAAGGTGATTGGGATATTAAAGAAGGTGCCGCTTTTACAGAGTTTAATAGGGATATACATGTTGTTGAACCTTTTAGTATCCCTAGCAATTGGGTTAAGTTTAGGGCTTGTGATTATGGTTATGGATCATATTCTGGAGTTATTTGGTTTGCTGTATCGCCTAGTGAACAGCTTGTTGTCTACCGTGAACTCTACGTATCAAAAGTATTAGCAACAGATTTAGCTGATATGGTTTTAGAACTAGAAGCTGAAGATGGTAATATTAAGTATGGGGTATTAGACTCAAGTTTATGGCACAAACGAGGTGATACAGGACCTTCTTTAGCAGAACAAATGATTATGCGAGGTTGTAGATGGAGACCGTCAGATAGGAGTAAAGGTTCTCGTGTATCAGGTAAGAACGAAGTACATAGAAGATTACAAATAGATGAGTTTACAGAAGAACCAAGAATGATATTTTTTAACACTTGCGTTAATTTAGTATCACAAATACCTGCAATACCTTTAGATAAAAAAAATCCAGAGGATGTAGATACAAAATCAGAAGATCACTTATATGATGCATTAAGATATGGCATTATGTCAAGACCTAGATTTAGTATATTTGATTACGATCCAAGAGGAAGACCATCAACAGGAATGCCTGTAGCTGATTCTACATTTGGATATTAAGGAAAAAACATGGCTGAAGAAGAAATTATGATTGAAGATGATGCTATTGCTCTAGAAGACGGTGAGTCATTTGATGAGGATGGTGCAGGTATAATACCATTTATAATGGAAAAGTATACTCGTGCTGATAAGTATAGAGAAAATGACGAAACTAGATGGCTACGTTCTTATAGAAATTATAGAGGTGTGTATGGACAAGATGTACAATTTACTGAAGCTGAAAAATCTAGAGTATTTATAAAAGTAACTAAAACAAAAACATTAGCAGCATACGGTTCAATCGTAGATGTTCTATTTGCTAGTAATAAATTTCCATTGAGTATTGAACCTACAGAGTTACCTGAAGGTGTTGTAGCAGATGTAAACTTTGATCCTAAAGAACCTAATGAACTTAGTGAACCTGAAGATTTACAGTCTCCGTATGGATATGCTGATGATGGTAAAAAATTACCTGCAGGTGCTACTGAAAGAAGTTTAAAAGAACAACTAGGTCCTTTAAAAGAAAAATTATCAGATATAGAGGGTTTAAAAAAGGGTGCAGGTACAACACCAACATCTGTTACTTTTAGTCCTGCTATGGTTGCAGCAAAAAGTATGGAAAAGAAAATACACGATCAATTACAAGAGTCAGGTGCTAATAAGCATTTAAGAAGTACATCATTTGAAATGGCATTGTTTGGTACAGGTGTAATGAAAGGACCTTTTGCAGTTGACAAAGAGTATCCTAATTGGGATGATGAAGGTAACTATAGTCCTATATTTAAAACTGTACCACAAGTAAGTCATGTATCTGTATGGAATTTTTATCCCGATCCTGATGCAAATAGCATGGATGAAGCAACGTATGTAATTGAAAGACATAAAATGTCTAGAAGTCAATTGCGTAGTTTAAAAAGAAGACCTCATTTTAGAGACAGTGTAATTGAAGAAGCTATAGATATAGGTGAAAATTACACAAAAGAATCTTGGGAAGATGATCTATCTGACTATGCACCTGAACATGGTGTAGAAAGATATCAAGTACTAGAGTATTGGGGTATGTGTGATACAAGTATGCTTGAAGAACAGGAAGTAGAAATTCCAAAAGAACTACAAGATTTTGATGAATTACAAGTTAATGCATGGGTATGTAATGGTAAACTTCTTAGAATGGTACTTAATCCTTTTAAACCTGCTAAGATACCTTATGTAGCTGCACCATATGAACTTAATCCTTATTCTTTTTTTGGTGTAGGTATTGCAGAAAATATGGATGATACACAAACATTAATGAATGGTTTTATGAGAATGGCTGTTGACAATGCTGTATTATCTGGTAATATGCTAATAGAAGTAGATGAAACTAATTTAGTTCCGGGACAAGACTTATCAGTATATCCGGGAAAGATATTTAGAAGACAGGGTGGNGCNCCGGGTCAAGCTATNTTTGGCACTAAGTTTCCAAACGTATCAAATGAAAATTTACAATTGTTTGATAAGGCAAGACAACTTGCCGATGAATCAACAGGTCTTCCTTCATTTGCACATGGACAGACAGGTGTAACAGGTGTAGGTAGAACAGCTAGTGGTATATCTATGTTAATGAATGCTGCAAGTGGCAGTATAAAAACTGTTATAAAAAATGTAGACGATTACTTACTTAGACCTTTAGGTGAAGGTTTATTTAGNTTTAATATGCAGTTTGATTATGATTCTAAAATAAAAGGTGATTTAGAAGTTAAAGCTAGAGGTACTGAAAGTCTTATGGCTAATGAAGTAAGAAGCCAAAGACTAATGCAATTTTTACAGGTTGCAAGTAATCCTGCTCTTGCACCTTTTGCTAAGTTTCAATATGTTATCAGAGAGATTGCAAAATCATTAGACCTTGATCCTGATAAAGTAACAAACAATATGAATGATGCTGCTATTCAAGCAGAACTAATGAAAAGTTTTCAACAACCTTCACAGCAACAAGGACAACCACAACAAGCACCTGCAGGAGCAGATGTAGCTGATCCAACAGGAGCAGGTGGTGGAACAATAGGAACAGGACAAGCACCTATTCCGGGAGAACAAGGATTTACAGGAGTACCTCAAGAAAGTGGACAAACAAATACTCAGCCGAATGAAGCCGTTGGTGAACAACAACCACCAATGGGAAGCGTTCAATAACTATATAGATATGTTAATTCAAAAACAACATAAAGCATTAGAACAAACAGATAATAACATTTTAATGTATAGATCACAAGGTGCTATAGCAGCCTTACGTAGACTTAAATTATTAAGAGATGAGGTAAATGGTCAGTCCGTCACAAGAACAAATTCGTGAACAGTTAAATAAACTTCTACCTGAGTATGCTCCAAGTGGCAAATTTGCAAGAGGAGAACAGGGTTCTTTTAAAGATTTTGCTAAAGAACAAGCAAAAGGAATGAAAAAAGCAGGTATTGGGGTTGCTGTAGGCACAGCAGCTATACCTTTTGATTTATTAGAATTAAATAAACTTGTAAATGATTTAGCAATAAACTATGGTTCAAAAAACATATCTGCTATTGCAACATCTGTACAACCACAGATAGATTTTTTACAACAAAAATTTGGTAGGGCTAAATTTGATCAAATGTTAAATTCAATAGGTATACCTTCAGATTCTAGTGATCCTGCACAAATGACAGGAGAAATAATTAGTGGGCTTATTTCAGGTAAGGCATTAGTTAAGGGATTACAAACAGGAATAAAAAAATCTTTGCCAAAAGAAAAAGTTAATGTACCTAAATCTAAACAAGTATACAAAGAACCTTTAAAATTTCCTAAATCTCAATTAGAAGTTACTAGAGAAACAGTTCCAGCTTTAAAAGCAGCAGATATAGAAAACTTAGATGCAACAACAAAAAAAGTTTTTAGTACAGTATTCACTACAGGAAAACCTGCTACAGATTATTTTAAAGATTTATTTAACACAAATACATATGAAGCGAGAGAATATTTATCAGAATTATTATATAGCACAACTTTTGGTGGAAAAAAAGAATTTGGTATGTATAATGTAGTATCAGAAAATAGGTTAAATAAAGTTAAAAAAAATATATATAATCTAACTCAAAAAAAATTAGAAGCATACCCTGAAAAAATGATTGTATACAGAACAGGAAGTTTAGACCCTAAAAATTTAAAAAAATATGATATAGATGCAAGTGATATACCAACATCTTTTACTTTAAATCCAGACTTTGATCCAAAAAGTTTACCTTGGAATCGACGTCAAAATTACCCACCTTTAGAAAAATATGAAGTAAATAAAAAAGACATATTAGCAAGTGCAGATTTAAATGAAGGTAATTTTGAAGATGAAATAATTATTAGACCAAAAGATGTAACATTAAAACCTACAACAACATATACAAAAAATGTATATCATTTAGGTAAAGGAGAAATAGAAGGGAATAAGTTTAATTTAATGGGTGAAAGTGATTTTGGTATTCATGTAGGCACAAAAGGACAAGCAGATTCTATGAATAAAATGAAGTATGGAGTAGTAGAACCTACAATGAAACCTACTTTAACAGTTGACGGACTTGAACTAAAAGCTGAAGGACAAAGAACTTTTCCTTTTAAGATTGCAGATAATTTAAAACCTGCTCGTATTCCTGATGTAGGAATATTTAATAAACCTCATTTGTGGATTGGAGAATTAACAGTTGCATCAAACGATAAAGCTGGAATGAATTTTATGACACAAACAGCCGAAGCAATGATAGATTTAAAAAATAGACCTAGAGTAGAATATGAAGGTGTTACATATTTTATGTCTGATGCAGCAAAAGAAATGGATGTAAAAAATTACAATCCAAAATTAAATCAATCTATGGTAAGAGAAGAGATAGATGAAAAATTGTGGAAAGATTTAGTGCTTAGTGCATTAAAAGAACAAACTAGGCGTAAAAAAAATAGAGTTATTAATCCTGAAGATAAAAAAGTGTGGTTTAATAAAATAAAAGAGGTAGCAAATAAAAATGGATATGATTCTTATATATATAAAAATACAAGAGAACAAGATCAATTAGATATGAATGCAGATAGCTATATGCTATTAGAACAAGATCAACTTAAATATAAATTTAGTAAAACAAAAACAAAAGGTGATCCTAGATTAGACAGATACAAAGGTGGTATGATATGAGTTTACAACAACAAATGAGCCTATTTCAAGAGGGTGGATTAGAACAAGATGGTGGAACAGTTGATCCTGTATCAGGCAACGAAGTACCTGTAGGTTCTGCACAAGAAGAAGTTAGAGACGATATACCTGCACAATTAAGTGAAGGCGAATTTGTCTTTCCTGCAGATGTGGTTAGGTTTATAGGTTTAGAAAAACTTATGATGATGAGACAGGAAGCCAAAGCAGGTCTTAAACGTATGGAAGAGATGGGTCAGATGGGTAACTCAGAAGAAGCTACAATGCCTGATGATATGCCTTTTACTATGGATGACTTAGATATGGAAGATGATCCACAGGAAATGGCACAGGGTGGTGTAATGGCTGCTAATGGTGTGTTTACACAGCCATCTAAGTTTCAACGTACACCAATTGTAGAAAGTGCACAACAACCTGCAAATCAACCTATGGCAGACGAACAGGCTACATTTTATGGTGCACCTACACAAACTACTGAACAACAACCTATTGCATCATTTGAAGATTTGTTTGGTGGTGATGTATCTTATGGTTATGATGAATTACGTAAGTATGTAGGACCTAATGGCGAAATAGAATATATAGCATTTAAAGGTGGAGAACCATTACCTGCATATACACAAAAATTAAAAGAACTAACCGATAAAGGTTTTACATATGAAGACCCTACAAAAGTAGAGGAAGACCCTACAGACGTAAGAGTAGATACAGCACAAGTTACACAAAAAGAAGATAGAGAAGGTGATTCAACTTCTTTTCAAAATATGCAACAAAGAGAAAATAACATACAAGAAAGTTATAGAAATGCTATTCGAAAAGTTATGGAAGATAATAAAGAAATGAGTGCTAAAGAAGCTGTTCAATTTATTAAAGATGGTAACTATACAGTAATGGGTAAAAAAGTTCCGGGATTTTTATTTCCTGATATTAAATTAGCTAATCAAAGTAGAAATCAAAAAGGATTTATACCTTTTAGTTTAGAAGAAGCTGCAAAACAAGTACAACAACAAATAACTAGTGCAGAACAATTTAATGAACAAGATTTTGTAGATGGTGTAACTGATTCACCTGTTGAAGGCACAATATACAGAAGAACTCTTCCGGGCACATTACCGGGAAGTTTTACTCTTGATTCTTCTCCTTTTAAAAGTTTAGACGGTAGTACAATAGGTTCAAATGTAAATACTAGTGTTTCAGGAGGATTACCACCTGCAGACCAAGTACAAAAAGAATTAGCTGCAGATGACAAACCTTTTGATGAAGGACCTCCGTCATTATCAGATAAACCTATACAAATTCCTGATCTTAACTTTGTAAATAAACCTGATAAAACAGGTGAGGTTGAAGAAACTATAGAAGAGTTTAAAAATAAAATGGGTCAAGGTATTCAAGACCCTTCTCAAATTAAACAAACACAAAAAATTCAAGAAGAAGCTATAAAAAAAGCTGCACAAAAAGCTATGCAAGACATCCAAAATGCTAGAAAAGATGAAATAGAAAAAAATCAAGCAAAAGCTAGACAAGAAACAGCTAGAGAAAAAATGCAAAAACAAACACCTTATAAAAGTGGTGGTAGATTTGGAGGTTTTAAAGCAGGTGGTATAGCATCTAAAAAACCTAAGAAGAAAAAAGTTATGAAGCGTGGTGGGTTAGCTTCTAAAAAATAACCTACATTAATGGCTACTTATCCCCCAACTAATTGGCTACGATAACCCCTAAGGAGAAAAATATGTCAGAGAAAGTAATGACAAAGGAAGCAACACCTAAAAAAGCTGCATTTATGAGTAAACCCTACTCACAAGAAGAAAAAAGAGAAAAAGAAGAAGCTGAATTAAAACAGCTAATAGAAGAACAGAAAAAAGATAATGATTCAGAAACAGTAGAAGCAGAAGAAAAAGAAGAAGAACCTACTAATGCTGAAGAAAAAACTTTTAAGAAAAGATATGGTGATTTAAGAAGACATGTTCAACAAAAAGAACAAGACTTTCAAAAACAGATTGATACTTTAAAAAGTCAATTATCTGAATCGACAAAACAAAATATTAAATTACCTAAGTCAGATGAAGATATAGAAACATGGGCAAAAGAATATCCTGATGTAGCTGCTATCGTTGAAACTATTGCAACTAAAAAAGCAATGGAACAAGCTAAAACTCTTGAAGATAGAATGCTTAGTATAAACGAAATGCAGAATACAGCAGTAAAAGAAAAAGCTGAAGTTGAGTTACTGCGTTTTCATCCTGATTTTAATACTATTAGAGATAGTGATGTTTTTCACGAGTGGGCAGAAGAACAACCTAAATGGGTTCAAGATGCTTTGTATGATAACGACAATGATGCAAGGTCAGCAGCAAGAGCAATAGATTTATATAAGTCTGATAAAGGTATTACAAAAAAAGTAGAACCTACAAATGAAGCTGCAAAAAGTGTTAATCCAAAAGCTGAAAGATCAGAACCTGCTATAAAAGATACAAAAGGTGTATTTAAAGAATCTCAAGTAGAAAAAATGTCTGCTCAACAGTATGAAAAAAATGCAGACGCAATAATGGAATCTATAAGAAGTGGTAGGTTTGTATATGATGTATCTGGTTCAGCAAGGTAGGAGCAGAGCATGGCACATCAAAGTAAAATATATACTCCTAAAAAAGATGAGGAATACATAGCACCTTTTGGTCCTGTAATGGGTTATAAAAAAATGACTCCTGCTTTCTTACGAAAGATGAATGAGTTAATGAACCCTGATTTAGAAGATTGGTCTGATAAACTTGTAGGTAAAGTAAAACAAGAATTAAAGTTTACTAAAGAAATAGAACAACTATGGCATAATGAGTTTGCACATTTTATAGGTAGATTTCATAACTATGTTGAATACAGACATTCTTTTGGAGAAACTAAACTAGATATTGAAAACTTTAATCATGGAATACAAATAGCTTCAGGATGGTTTGTAAGGCAATTTGAGAATGAATACAACCCCTTACACATTCACACAGGTGCTAGAATGTCCTGTGTAGGTTATCTAAAGTTACCTAAAGGTATAGAGAAAGAGTGGGAAGAAGATTATAAAGACCATCATCCTGCAAATGGGCATATACAATTTGCTCATGGTACATCTTCAGGATACAACCAAACAAATTTTATGGTTAAACCAAAAGTAGGAGATTTTTATATATTTCCTGCAGAATTATTTCATTGTGTTTATCCATTTAAGACTAAAGGAGAAAGACGTTCCTTTAGTGTAAACTTTACTTTTGTTGAAGTTCCAAAAGAAACTGTTGACAAACAGTAATTTATGAGTATAACTATAATATATAATATAAGTATAGCCCACAAATATGTGAATACCTATACTTATAATTTCGCAAACAACAAAAAGTTTTAAAGAGTACCTGATAAACTTAGCCCAAAGACTACAGTAATGTACAATCTGTACAATTTGCACCTAACGTAAGTCAGCCCTGTTATTACATTTGTATGTTCGCATCTGTATACTATGCTTAAAATATAGGAGATATAAAATGGCATTTTCTACTGCGACAGGTTATGGTAACCTTCCTAATGGAAATTTTAGCCCAGTTATTTACAGCAAACAGGTGCAACTTGCATTTCGCAAGTCATCAGTCGTTGAAGCAATCACTAATTCTGATTACTTTGGCGAAATTGCTAACATGGGTGATTCCGTTAAGGTTATTAAAGAACCTGAAATTACAGTTAAGGCTTATACAAGAGGTACAGCAATTACACCTCAAGACCTTGACGATGAAGAGTTCAGCCTAACAATTGACAAAGCTAATTACTTTGCATTTAAGGTTGACGATATTGAAGAAGCACATTCACATGTTAACTTTCAACAGTTAGCTAGTGATAGAGCTGCTTATAGGCTATCTGATCAATTTGACCAAGATGTTCTTGGTTACTTATCAGGTTTTAAACAAGCATCACTTCACAGTGCTGCGAGTGCTGTTAACACAACAGTAAATGGTGCTAAGGCTGTATCTACAGCTTCTAGTGGTTCTAACTTAGTTGGAGCAGAATTATTGACTTCAATGTCACTTGATTCCTCTGATTTTACACAGAGTAATGGTACTGCAGGTACTGCAAACCAAGCTATTGGACTTGAGCCAAGAGCAGGTGGAGCAACTGCTGCTAAAAGTGGAACAACTGGTAATGCATTTCCATTACAAGTTATAGCACGTATGTCTAGACTATTAGACCAACAAAATGTTGACACATCAAGTAGGTGGTTAGTTCTTGATCCAGTTTTTATCGAAATGTTAAAAGATGAAGACTCAAGACTTCTAAACTCAGACTTTGGTGGAGATGCAGGTGGTTTGAAAAATGGTCTTGTTTTAAGTAATTTACATGGTTTTAAAGTATATACATCTAACAACCTTCCGTCACTAGGCACAGGTCCTGCGACAACAGGTGGTCAGAATGCTTCAAACTTTGGTATTATTGTAGCAGGTCATTCTTCAGCTATAGCTACTGCTGAACAAATTAATAAGACAGAAACTTACAGAGACCCTGACAGTTTCGCTGATATTGTTCGTGGTATGCATTTGTATGGCAGAAAGATACTTCGACCTGAAGCTATCGTGACTGCTGCGTATTGTTTAGCGTAAGGGAGATTAGATTATGGCATTAGGAGCACAAACAACTTCTACAGTTAACGCTTACGGCAGAGCTGGTAAAGCAGGTCTACCGGGTCAACCTTTTATGATTGAAGGTGTGTTAGACTTTGCTGAAGCAACTACCGATAAAGGTACTGCTCTTGCAGCTAACGATGTTATTCCGGGATTAACTATTCCTGCAAATCACTTAATACTACATGCAGGTTTGGAAGTTCTAACAGCACACGCAGGTACATCATCTAATACTGATTTTGATTTCGGTATTACAGGTGGAGACCTCGACAACTTTGTTGATGGTTTTGACTTTGATGGTGCATCAGTTGGTGACTTTGCTGCGTCTGCCGAAGGTGGACCAGTAATGGTTGGAGCAACGGATACTATTGACCTCGAAGTTCAAGCAATGACAGGTACAACTACAGGAGGCTCATTAAGAATGTTTGCTATCCTTGTAGACTGCACAAGTCAAAGTGCTACGGATTTCGGAGCAAATGAAGTAGACAGAGATACATTAGCGTAACTCAACTATAACTAAGGGGGCAGGGCAACTTGCCCTCTTAACTTACTTTTTTCTTGACAGCTATACATAAAGCTGTTATAATACATTTAGGATAGGATATGGCTGAAAGTTTTCTCACACACACGAATAGAGTAATTGCACGATTAAATGAAGTAGCATTAACGTCTGCTAATTTTTCGTCTGCTAGAGGTATTCAAGTACAGTGTCAGAACGCAGTTAATGAAGCTATTCGATATGTAAATCAAAAAGAATTTCAGTACCCTTTTAATCACTCAACTAAAACACAAACATTAACAGCAGGTACTATTAAATATAGCATACCTACAGATGCTAAAACTGTAGATTATAACACATTTAGATTAGTTAAAGATAGTGACTTAGGTACAAGTGGTGGAAGATTAAGGATACTAAATTATAATGATTATGTAAATTCTTATATTACACAAGAAGATGAAGTAGAAACCACAACACTAAGTCAATCACATACAGATTCAATTACTACAATTACTGTTGCAAGTACTACAGGCTTTGCTAGTGCAGGTACATTATTTGTAGGTAACGAACAGATAACCTACACAGAAATAGGCTCGTCTACGACCTTTACAGGAGCAACTAGAGGTGCAAATGGAACAACAGAATCTGCTCACGATAGTGGAGTACAAGTAGCACAATTTGATCACGGTGGTATACCTCAATTTATAGTCAGAACTCCTGATAATAATTATCTTTTACATTCTTTTCCAAACAAATCTTTTACAATTAAATACGACTATTTTACATTTCCTACTGATATGTCGGCACATAGTGATACAACATCTATACCTGACAGATTTGCACCTATAATAGCAGATGGTGCAACAGCATTTGTGTATCAGTATAGAGGTGAAACATCACAGTATCAATTAAACATGCAAAGATTTGAACAAGGTATAAAAAATATGCAAACATTACTAGTAAATAGATTTGATTATATAAGGTCTACATACATACCTAGATCAGGTTATTTAACAGGAGCAGATACACCACTAAGGATAACTTAATATGCCTGATCAATCGCAAACAACTCCTTCAGCATTTGTGTGTGAAGGTGGTTTAGTTAAAAGTCGTTCTACATTTATTATGCAACCGGGACAGGCTTTAGAGTTACAAAACTTTGAACCTGATATTGAAGGTGG